AAACCAGCAATGTAAGCTTCTTCAACTAGATCAGTATTTCCTGCATTAGTATCGTAATCGCCTACAACAAAGGGTTGGGTAGTGATAGCTCCTGCTCCATTCTGATGAGCATCAATTCTTACTATGTCAGCATATAGTGCAATGTACTGAGAGTCATCAATTTTTGAAGTATTAGGATTTACAGGACCAGAAAGGAGCGTTTGGCCGTAACCATATCCACTTAATCCTCTATCAGATACCACAGTTCCTACTCCAGAATATAGAAAACTTTTACTAGAAGTTAATGATCGTTGAGCATCTGTTTGACCGTCTGACTGAACAGTTGTACTAAGACTTGCAGCATAAAAGAAGTTATCTATGGTTTTTGATTGGGTGATACCGTTAGTTAAGTCATTTACCCAATATGCTACACCCAATGCCTTTGCTTTTCTAAACAATCCGTATCTAGTGCCTAGGCTTGTACTAAAAGTATCATTACTCTCGTATAAATTTACAACAAAGTCTTTGTAGGCAAGTACAGTTGATTTTGCTGCGCCGCCCCAATATGTATTTTTGTATTCATCGTACCAATCGTCCCAGTCATAAGTTGGAGCAATGGCGGGTCCGAGAAGTTGTTGTACTTGGGAATATAAATCGTTATATCTCGATGCAGCTATAGTAACAGGCAATTTCGTTTCTCCTTACAGTATTTATTTGTTTTAGGATCTGTAGGAAAGAAACTTACGGTAATTCTGCGCCTTCATCTGTGCGTATTATAACAGTAACAAATGCTGTTTCTACTATTTCGCCTGCTTGTCCGCCTGTCTTTAGATAGGCCGTATATAGCGCATCTATTTCAGGACTACTAGGTGTATAAGCAAACTGTGCAGTACCGTTAGCACCTACAGTAACCACACCAGATGCATCTGCGACATTTGCATTTGAATTTGGACCTACATGCCAGTATAGCTGTGTTCCTTGCGGTACATTCGTAGTTGTCGCTGTAAAGAATACAGCACCGCTTCCGTAGTTACTGAAAACAGTCGAACTTTGTGGACTTAGTTCGTAAGTTGGAGCAGGTGTAATAGTCAATGAACTTGAAGCAACAATTGGTCCAGAATAGCTACCTGTTCTTACATTTACACTATAGTCACTTGCAGGAACTAGTGTTCCTTGTACTAATGTAATATTGAAGCTGTTAGAATTATTATTTATAGTAGGATTGCTGACAGATCTTGATGCTCCGTTGCTGGCTTTGTCTATAGTAACATAAACTTCTGTACCGTCTGAAACATCTGTAGTTGATAAGGTAAACACTCCTATACTTTCTCCATCAACCTTAGTCATTGAGCTAGGAAGCAAACTATATGTTGGCACTACAGGATCTACTCTGAGCAAGCCTGTTGCAACAACTACGCCATCATAAACAGTGTTAAATACGTCTAAACTATAAATGCCTGTGCTGATTCCTGTAGTATCAAACGATATACTTGCCTCGTTGTTGAAAACTGTGTCTTCTAGAGTATAAATTTCAGACGCATTAAGTGAATTAACAAATTTAAAGTATATTGTAGTACCATTTGACACATTTGTGGTTGTAAGGGTAAATGTTACTGACTGTCCACTCGTTGTACTAGGTGTCAAAGGTGAAAGTGTATAACTTGCTTCGGCTTCTGTAATTACTAGTGTTGCTGTTGCAAGAATTGTATCGTCTTCCGCCTGTGGTTCAATGGCAACAGTATATGTGCCTGGGTCTAAAGTTCCTGCCTCGATACGGAAAGAAGCAGTTCCATTACTTATACCACCAGTAGCTAGTGTTGCTATAGGGCTTCCTTGACCTACTAGTGTTGTAAGATAAAATTGGCTTCCATCTTCCACATTTTGTGTGGTTAAAACAAATTCTGCAACTTCGCCGTCAACTATTGAAAGAGAGGACGGTGTTAATTCGTATTCTGGTTCTAGCACTGCATTAACAGTAATAGTGTCTGTGCCAATAATTGTGCCGCCTTGTCCACTGGCTGTCATAGTTATTACATGCGAGCCTGCTGTAGTGAATGTTAAATTAGGTGTGTAGTATCCTACACCACTACTTAAACCTGTGGTTCCAGACTGGTTTGAGAATGACGGACCTGATGCACTCCAAACAATTGTGTCAACATCGCCTCCTGCTTGCGCAAAACCTCTGCCTGTAGTGCCTACTGTTGTAGACTGTAGTAATCCACTCCATTCAGGCTCAACCATCCAGTAAGCAGCTTGGGGCTGATATGTACTTTGGGCTGTAACCGTGATAGTTCTCGTTATTTCTCCATCGTCATTTCCAGCAAAAAGTGTCCATGTTTTACTACCTTCCGAGGTAAATGCGTATGCACCTATTGAATCTTCTTCTGTTATGTCTGTTATGTCTGGATATCTATTCCAAACGCTATCGTTCGAATCTCTAGTTAATTCAATATATGTTGCATTTGATACCCTGAATGCAAAGAAAACAGGGTTGTTGAGTCCAACAGGGCTTGTCGGATCACTGTAAAAGTAATCAATTATCGGTGCAGGAGCTGTAACTTCTAATGTTGTACTTGCTGTTCTAGATTCTCCTGCACTATTAGTTGCAGTAATTGTAGCAATTAAGTTTCCAGAGTCTGACGGAAGATTAAATGTGTCAGTGCTTCCGCTTGCACTTGTAGAAGTAACTGTAGTAGTAGTGCCCAATCCTGAAATACTTATTGTAACACTTGTACTATTTTCTACTGTCCAGTTGACGTTTACAGGATCGCCGTAATTAGCACTCTGTCGATTCAATGCACATGATCGTATTACTGGATCGGGTATAGGTGCAGGTGGTTCTTCTCCAGGTGTCGGGGTTCTACTTGTGTCATTTACAGAGATACTAGCTGTTGCTTGTCCATTATCTAGTGTAATAGTTAAAGTTTCTGGACCTTCTGTAGTATAATCAGGCACTAGATTATAATTTACCACTGCTGTATTACTGTAAACAGTAAACGAATCTGTAAGATTTGTTGACACGCCGCCGCCCGGTGTGCCTCTGTCTCCTACCACGCCTGCGGCGGTTCCACGTAAAAATGGTTTGTCAAATATTTGCGATCTTTGTGAATCGGATCTTCCATCTGAATCTATCCAAGGTATAACTGCTGTACTTTGAAGCACTGAACTAAAGAACACATTAGTAAATGATTCTCCTGTTCCATACTGCTGAAGCGAAACATCTACCCAATATGCTAAACCGGCAGCATCAGGTCTTCTAAACAATCCAAATAACTGTCCAAAATCTGTGTTATACGCATCATTACCTTCATAGTAAGGTTTTATAATATCTTTTCGTGCAAGCACAGATGCCTTGTTAAATCCAGACCAATATACAGTAGAAAATTCATTATACCAGTCATCCCATGTATAAAGTCCACTAGATAAATCTTCTCTTTGTACACCACTAAGTGTAAATGGCACTTGTGTACCTGGGCTTACATTGGTTGTATTAAGAGTAAAGGAAATTGTACCGCCTTCGTTCACAGAAGCATTGCTTGGTACAATCTGATAGCTAGGTAATTGCGGTGTTTGACTTGTATCGTTTATTGCAACCCTAACTGTAGATCTTCCATTGTCTAGTGCTAGATCAAAATATTCTACCCCTTCTGTAACACTATCTGAAACTAGTGCAAAAGATGCAACTCCTATTCCATTTCCGTCTGTAGTAAACTGTCCAGTTAAACTACCTGATGCTAGGTCTGCTTGGCTTACACCTGTGATTGTATATGGAACATTAGATCCTGTAGGCACATTAGATGTACTTAGTGTAACTGTAAACTGTCCTCCTTCGTTGACAGCAGATGTGCTTGCAGTCAATATGTAAGTAGGTAATGATCCTGACTGAACTCCGCCCAAGGATACATTTGTAAATACACCAGGTACAGGCACAGCAACATCACCTGATGCTCTGTAAATACTAACTGTATTTGTTAGTGTGCCATCAACATTGTTGTCAATTGCATTATCGCCAACAACGTCATTAAATTCTACTCTAAATGATATTTGTGTTGAACTGATGTTTCTTGCTTTTATAACAAGTGTGTTACCTGCATAAACTCCGCTATAAGACCCTGAGCCGATTTTAGTGAAAATAGTATTATAAGAACTTGTTAAATCGTAGTTACCTGTTGCGCTACCGCCTGATATAGTGCTAGAAGTTGAATCTCTATCAAATATTATTACTCCAACTTCGTTTGTTAATTGGGCCCAATCAAGTCCTTTAGGCTGTGAAGCATTTACATTTGATGGATCAATGCGAATTTGGCCGCCTGTGTTAAAAAAGTGTCTTCTTGCATCTGGAGAGTTAAATGTAATAATAAACTCGTGTACAATTAATCCATTCCATACTGTTGTTCTTGAAGAAGAATCGGCTATTGCAGTGCTTGCTTGACTAGGATGGATATTTCCTTTATCAGTTTCAACTTGAGACATCAATTCTTCAAAGTCTGCAAGTCCCTTTTTAAAACCATCTGGATCATCTGCAACAATGCCAGCATCACTTACTGTAAATGATGTTTCATCTGCAACAACATTTAAATTCTCTAAAACTTGTGCAATTGTTTGCACACTAGGATCACTTGGGCCTACTTGGTGTATTCTTGCTTTGATTATATCTGCATATAAATTGTTTATGTCATCAGCATCAATTATCGAGTTAGGTACTATAGGTACACTTTGTAAAGTTTGGCCGTAGCCATTAATACCCGATCCGTTACCTAATATTAATTCAATTCTAGATTGCAGATTGTTAATTCGTGCTGCTGTAATTTCTGCCATGACAGGTCCTTATACTTTTAGTACGCATTCTACAAGTTTTTCTTCTTCATTATTATCTGTCGCCAAAGCAATGCCTACTAAACTGCCACCGTTAATAGCTGTACTTGCACAACCGTTGTCATCAACGTATACTGCTTCACCTTTATTAACAGGGCCTATAATTCTTACTGGCAATCTACCTTTTAGACCAATATATTGACCTTCTGCTTCACTGTTCATCATTACAGCTGGGTCTGTAGATACTACACCAATTGCAATACAACCTCTGCTTACTGATGTTACTTCATGATCGCCATGTTTGCATACACAAACTACTGTGCCTGCAGGAAGTTCTTCTGCTGTAGAATACTTTTCTGCTAAGTCAGCGTAGCGAGCTTGAGTTGCAGTACCTTGGAATAAGTTTGCGTTTACATTTCCGGTTGCATCTCTAATCACAACAGTATTATTAGAAGTGTTTACTCTACCTTGTCTGAAGTTGCCGCTGCCGTCTGCTAGTGTAGTTGCTTTTGATGCTGTACCTATGAAGTTAGTTGCATAGACATCGTTCCATACTAATGATGCGCTGCCTAGATCATAAAAATCATTTTGGCCTGGAATCATTCCAGTTGAAGTGACAGTTGCAACATGGATAGCAGTGCCGTTTGTGTTTGTTGCTTTAAATTTAATTTTGCTATTTAATCCAGTTGTATTGGATATTACACCTTCAACACCATTTTCTACAAATAATCTAAGATCTTGCGAATCTCCTATTTGTATTCCTGCATCAGGGAATGAAACTGCTGAAGTAAAATTTGGGTTAGACTTCAAAACAAAATCTTCTTTAGGAGTGCCTTCTAGCTTGTCGGCATCAGAAGCTGTTCCCCAAAAACGGTGTGTTGTTGAAGTTTCACCTGTGCTAGAATTAATTAGGGTTACACCTCTGTTTATAAAGTCAAAACCTGTAATTGGATTTGTAATGCTGTCAAGTGTAAAAGGGCTTGGACTTACAATCATTACTACTTCGTCATTTACAGTCGCAGCAATAATACTTCTTGAAGTGCCACCATTATCCAACACTTCTCTACTCTGCATTTGTGTAACACCTTCTCCAGCATTTTGTGGACCTATTAGTATGAAAGCTGTGCCATTGAAAACATAAAGTTGGTCATTTGTAGTATCCCACCAAAAATCACCGTCAGTTAATCCGGTAGGTTCTGTTACAGCAACTTCTGCACCTCCTGTAGTGCGCCACTGATTACCGTCGTAGAATTTTAACTTAGCATTGCCACTATCAAACCAAACTTGGCCACTTAATGGCCTTCCTGGTTCGTTTGCCCCGCTGAAATTTTCTAACAAATACAAAAAGTTTTCATTTTGTATTTCACCGTATCCGGCATAGTTTTTACCAATAAACTTAAGATCGGTAGTTTGGTCTACTGTACCATCTTCAACTATGGTTAAAACAGTATTATTATATCTATCAATTTGATATGCCATTTGTTCAAGCCCCTAAAGTATCTATTATACTTATTTATTCAATTTTAAGGATACGCTGTATCACTTACAAAGTTCCAACTTACTCCGTCAGATGAGAAAGTTAATAGTTGTCTAGATGGTGTTAAAACAGCACTACCAGACGCTGTTGCGTTTGCAACAATATCTCTAACGACAGGTCCTTGGCTACCATCAGCATAGTCTACCTGTTCATAAGATTTTTGCAAAACACCTGTGTTATTTTCTGCAACAGTAATAGAAATTCCGCTAACTGTTGCGCCTGCATACGAAGTAGCATGTATTCTTGCTACTTTGCCGTTATTTTCTAGTACAGCAGGATAAAGATCATTCAAAAATACAATTACATTATCATACAAAGTTGCACCAGTGCCTAAACCTGTGATATCCATAGAAAAGACAATAGGTTCAGTAGCAACAACGTTGTCAACATAATATTTTGTAGCAGCATCTTGATTTTCAGTTGGATCTGCTAATCCTGTTATTTTTTGACTATCAGTAACATGGATATCTCCTGTGCCTGTGATTAATATTCCCCTGCCATCGACATCAACGTTTCCTGAAGTAATATTCAATGTTGTTGTACTTTGTAAAGTATTGCCATCCATTGCAATATTATCAACATTGAGATATTCTAATGTGCCAACTCTAACAAGACCAGTAGCATAAATTACACTAGATCCTAGTCTATCATTTAAAACTTTAGCCACACCTCCAATTTTGTAACTGTCGGCTGTGCTTGTAATATCAAAATTTGTGTTTGCAGTCCATGAATTTGTAGAAGTTTTCCATGTTAAAGTTTTATTACCATCACTAGATAATAGTGTTAGGCCGCCGTCGTCGACAGCAGCGTTATTTCCATAAGTTCCGCCATTGACATGTGCTATTTCTATGTTTTTATCTTCTACTACTAGTGTAGAAGTTTCTATAGTTGTAGTATCACCTTCTACGACCAAATCACCTGTTACTCTAAGATCACCGTTAACATCTAAAGTGTACTGAGGAGTATTGTTAAATATACCAATTTTTTCTTCTGATGCATCTATATAAAGTGCATCAACAATAATTGCTCCTGACGGTGTTGTTCTAACTCTTAAACTTATATCATGATCAAGTAATTGATTTTCGAAATAATATCTTGGTCCGACAACCTTTTGTACATGGTTTTGTGATAAGCCAACTGTTAAACCACCTGAATTTTGTATTGTTAATGTTCCAACTGTTACACCGTTAGCATCTGATGGTAAAAATTGATCAGCTGTACGAACTTGGCCTGTGCCTGTGATAAGTGCATTAGCGCCGCTAGATGTTCCGAAAAACTTGAACGTATCTGGAGAAATTACATTTATACCTTCGTATATTATACCATTAGGATTATCATTTGTAACTAGTTCTAAAACTCGTTGACTATATACCGGAGTAAATGCTATCGAGCTTAAAATTGCAACTCTAGTGTTGCCAATATATAAACTAGCAACGGTCCTAGATCTAGATTGGCTATCTAAAATACTTTCGATTTTGAAACCGCTTACACCTTGTGCTTCAGTATATTGTGGACCTACTAGAATTAAATCTGAACCATCGTACGCATACAATTGGTTACGTAAATTATCTATCCACAAATCGCCTGCAACCATAGACGGTTGACTATCTTGTACATACGGTCCGCCTGATGCTTTCCATGCTGTTCCGTCATATACGTTTAGACGCTGTGCACTCTTATCGTACCACAACTGACCTACTAGTGGATTACTAGGAGCAGCAGTATTTGCAAAATTTTCTAAAAGTTTTATAAAATTTTCATTAAAAAATTCGCCATACCCGGAATAATTTCTTCCTACTAGAACTAAATTTGTAGACGAATTATCAATTTGCCCGTCTATTAATTCTGTAAGTAATGCTCCGTCAGTTTTGTTAAGTTGATAACTCATTTTATGTTCCAGTATAAATTATATAATTGACAGCTAAGTAAGGATTCATTATATTCAAATCTTGTCCAACTTCAGATTCTGTTTTCACTCCACCACTTGCAGGATAAGCTTGTGTGCCGCCTGTGCCGGGGTCTATTTGGAAAGTAATTGCTTCTTCATCAACAGGTTCTCCTGAACCAACTCTAAGTCCATAATATTGGGTACCTGAAGGGGCTTCCATGTCGTGTTCGTGGTCTGGTAGATTTTCAGCAGCAATTCCTCTAGCTTCAGCACCTGCATTACCGCCAATTGCATCTGCTGCAATATCTGTAACTCTATTTGCTGAGATGCCTCCCATGTTGTCTGTACCCATTGCAAACCTACCACGCAGATCCGGTAAGGCAAAAGAGTTGACACCTTGATCAGCAAGTAACGATGCGTCTTTAAAATTGAAACCTATAGCATTAAACAGTGTTGTATAATCTGATTTTAAAACTTCCGAACCATCACAAAGTAACCAACCTTCTGGTGCTTCTTGGCCGCCGAAGGGCATAATTGCACCTGCCGGTACTAGAGGTATAGTTTTTAGAAAATTTCTTTTACTAACTTTATATACACCTGTGTTACCAGATCTTTTGTTAAGTAAAATTTCATCTTGGTTGTCAACATCATAAATTGTTTCTTTATTAGAAATAAAACTGTTTGCTATTCTAATATCAAATTGTTTAAGAGTTCCGCCTGTTTGTCCATCGAACTCTATCGTATTCGTTTCTACATCTCCACCTACTGCAAATGTTGTTGCACTAACTAGTCTATCAGCAGAGCCTGCTCTGCCAGTAACTGTGCCATTTACGTTACCTTGGATGTTTCCTACAAATGTATTTGCAAAAATTTGGTCATATTTGTTGTTAGCTGTACCTATGTTGCGTGTTCCGGAGCTGTCTGGAGATATATTTCCTGACAGTAAAACTCCGCCAATGTCAACATCACCACCTACATTTAATGAACCTGCAATTCCTACGCCGCCTGCTGTTACTATTGAGCCGGAGTTAATACTTGTACTAGGAATATTGTTTTCTAGCGTTAAGCTACCAGAATCGGGGAATCCATCTCTTGGTGATAATTTGATATCACCTTTTACATCAAGTTCTACTTCAGGGCCTATATTATTAATACCAACAAAACCTTCACTGTCTATACGTACTACTGTAGGAAATGCAGTGGATGTTTTTAATCTAAAGTCAATATTTGATCCTACAATGTTTTGTGATACAATAGCTGCTTCGTTTTCTATAGAAAGTTTTAATTGATTACCTGTACCAATTGTAATACCTTCGTTATTTTTAATTGTTAAGTCAAAATTAGATTGGCTAGAAGCATTACCCCTTAAAAAGTTTCCTGCAGGAATAACTTGGTTTCCTATAACTAGTGCTTCTGCTTTTTCCGAAGTTCCGTAATATTTTAAATCTTCGTTCACTAGCTGATTAGATGTAATATTTAAGCCAGCTTTTAATCCTGTTCTAAAACCAGGTATAGTTGTTTTTGGGATAAACGATTGATCAGTAAGTATCAAAGCTGGCTTATCTTTAATCTTAATACTTAATACAGTGTAAGTAACATCATCGTCGCCTACTATTTCTTCGCTTTGCGTGCCTGTAAGTAAACCGTCGCTAAACTCTGGACCAACTAATACCCAACCAGAACCTGTAAACAAGTATAATTGTTGCGATTCTGTATTAACCCATACATCTCCTGCTGTGCTATTAGAAACTTCTGGCTGCGTAGATGATTTTTTTAGGCCGCCGCTGGCTACCCATGTTGTCCCATCATAAATTTTTAACTGGTTTACACCTTCCGAAGTATCATACCAAAGCTGCCCTTCTACCGGACGCTCAGGTGCAGATGAATTTGCAAAATTTTCTAATAAATGTAAAAAGTTTTCAGAAACTGCTTGTCCATATGACGTTACATTCCGTCCTGGTAAAACCAAACTAGTTTCATTATTCAACGTGGCATCTTCAACAATTATTGCGCCTTTATTTACTACGTCAGTATAATTAATCGTATATGCCATTATATTATCCTGTCAAACTCTGTACTCTTACAGTATAATCTATCTGTATTAGTCTATTCAGACTCTTTTGCACTGGATGAAAAATTACATGAGTAATAAGTCTACCTGTGCCGTCTGCGCTGTAACTTCTCAATCCTAATTCATCAAAAACGTAAGCATTGTTTTGTGACGATGCTGTATCAAATGCTTCTTGGCCGTTGGGCTCTCCGTAGTCTAACAAACAAGTAACTAAAATGTCTGTGTAATTTGTGCCGCTTACATGCCTAGTTTCTATTTTGTTTCTAGTAGGGTCAAGATTGTTTACACTTCTATCATCAACCACTTTGCTGTAAGTCTGATTATATAAACTAGCATTTGTTCCTGTGCTATTAGGAGTCAAATAGGTAATGATACCTGTAGGATCAATACTTGTTCCACCATTGCCAAAACTCATTTCATAAATGAATCCTTCTCCTGCATTAGCAAGACTTTCAGCCAATGCAATACTCATATTTTCGTAATGAATTGCATTTCTTTTGTTTATATAAATTTCGTTGGTTTTTGGGTCAAATATTTTTATATGACCTTGCACCATTATTCCATGAGTTTCTTGCATCATACTATCCGTTTTCCTATACTGTATTTATTCAGGATGCTCATATGTTCCTGCACGTAAGAATCGTGCTATAGAATTTTGTGCTGTTCCTAGTGTTTCGTTATCTTTTTTCCAAATTTGGCCTTGCTTTTTAATAACTGTAACTCTAGTTTGTTCCTGTGGTATTTCATTTAAAACTAAGCTGTTATTTGCGACATCAAACTCAGCTGTGACTATTACATCTCCGTCCGGGCTTGTTTGAGCTTTGGTAGGATCGTATACAGCAATAGTATTTTTATTCAGTCTTCTTCCGCCAACAAACACTTCGACTTGATTTTTATCTGTTACATCAAAGTTTACTGCAAATGTGTTTGTATATCCATCTGCAATGGCATTATAAACCAAATTTGTATCTCTATATGGTATTGTTTTATCTCTATTTTGGTTATAAACTTTAGTTCCTGTTGCATGCACATTAGGAACGCCTGTTCCTAGAGTTCCTCTGCGTAATTGTCTAAGTGTATTACCTTCTTTGACAAAATATTCTATACGTTCTCCATTTACAAACAATATACCAGGAAGATTTTTGCCTTTATCTGGCTCCGGCAAATCTGTTCCATCAACTACTTCTATACGTAAATCATCATATGCTAAATCTTGCAATAAAGTCGTTGCTGCTGCATCTAGTCTTTTAAAGTGTGTTCTATTAAGAATGTCTTTAAACTGTCTATAACTAAAGCCATCAACACTAACATCGGCAGCAAAATGTATTACTTCAATAACATCATTTTGGTCTGGTAATTCTGTTAATCTAACTTTCCTACGATTGTCTGTGATATAATAATCAACGCTAGGAGTAAGAAGTGTGCCGTTCTTTGTTACCCAAACATACTGTGCATCTAGTGCAGGCTTGCGTAATTCAAGTTCTCCTGTTGTCAATCTTAAATAAGATCTTACTTCTTGGTCACTTATCAAATTCATACGTCTTACAACATCGTATTGAGATTTTTCTATATCCTTTAAGTCATGATTACTATACTGATAAACAAATATCTTTTCGTCCGCTGCTGGCACATCATTAAGTACAAGTTGTGTTCCTGCTATAGTGTATTCGCTTTCTGAAATATTGTAAATTTCTACACTATCACCTGGTACACCGTATTCATCACTAAGTAAAATTGCGCTATTTGCAATATCTAAGCGCCATTGTTCAGGAGTAAATATTTCT